AGCAGTTGAATTTATTGAAGCCAGAATGTTCCCAGGTTCTACTACTAATCTTCAATGAAAATAACTAAATTTCTCAACATTGATATAGAGCCAGCACCTCCTGAAATGGAATTACAAATTGAAATGCAATGTAGAGAGATTATGCAAGCTAATGATTTAGATAACGTAAAAAGATATTGTACACATTTGCTTAGAAAGAAATTTGATCAAGATATATTTATGGCTTCTTTATTAAACAGACTTATAGAATTAGAAGCTAATCGTGTTGTAGCAGAAATGAGAAAAGAAAAGAAAAAGTCAACTAATCCAATCAAGAAGTTTTTTCGTATTCCTTAATCTCTTCATCCGTAAAATCTTTAATTAATAATTTATCAATTTTATCAATTTCATAATTAAATTTAAGCACAGCAGTTCTTATGTGTTCTGTGACCCAACGACCTTCATCATAAATTACTTGTGCTTTGCCATTTTCTTTTATAAAAACATAATGATCCTGTCCTTTCATTTGAATTTCAAGGAAATTTCTTTCTAACTTTTTACGTCTTATATCTTTGAGTTTGCGTAGTTTGAGAATTGATTTTCTAACTGGTTTCATTTGTAATAAAGATCATGTACACGTTGTAATGGTATCGCAGCAACTGGAGGAGAAACACTATTTCCTAACGATTTAAGTCGGTCCATCCTACCTCGTAGCCCATCATCTCCTCTACGAAGGCAGGGTTCAGAAACATATCTAGTCCAGTCTCTTCCGAGAGTTCTCCCCTGCGAGCTATTGATGAAAGCATTTGCCCAGATTGACTTGTATTCTTTTGACCAGTTGCCTTGTGTTCGTGAGCCGTAGGAGTTGGAAGTGTTTGAAACTGATTGAAAAGATTCACTGCCTGTGGATTTACTGCCTCTCTCAGATTGGCTAACTGAGTTCTGCCCTTGCGATGTTCCGTTGCCTGTTTCTTCATTGATTCGGCACTTCTCTGAGGAAGGTGATCCATAGTTGTTGGAGTTGGTAATTTTCTTACCGCTACATGAATTTGTCTTCCTAAAGTCTGATGTTTCTTGCAATTTTTGCATGACTTCCATGACCCGTCCTTCCATTCCCTTGCTGTTGGGGTAGGCAACGCACCACCAACGTTGTCTTCTATGACAGCCTCCCATATCTTCGCACGATACAATTGCCCATTCCGCATCATACCCTGCTTCTGAAAGCTCTCCAAGTACGATGTCCAATCCGTTATTAAGGATCGCTGCCACGTTTTCCAGGACAACGAATTTTGGTCGTACCATGCGTATGATTCTGATGACTTCAAAGAAAAGACCTGATCTTGTTTCTTTGGTAATGCCTTTCTGAAGCCCGGCCACACTGATGTCTTGGCATGGAAAGCCGGAACAGAAGACATCAAATTCTCCAAGGTTAGCTGTAAAGGTTCTGACATCGTCATGTATGGGAATGTTTGGAAATCGTTTAGTAAGAAGTTTCTGACAGAATTTATCTATTTCAATAAATTGAGTAGTTTCAAAACCTCCAACTATTTTATGGGCAGCATAAGAGAAACCACCAATACCTGCAAATCCATCAAGTATTTTAAGTGGAGGTTTCATTAAAATTCCATTTGGTTAAGATCTGGTGCATCTTCAATTTTCAAGGGTGAAAAGCTTCCATATAATCCATAGTCACCATTAGTGCCTTTGCAATAAAGCATAACGCATGGTTTATCATCACTTTTTTTGACTTTTGGATCATATACTGGTTTAGTAACTTGTTTTGTATTCACAAGATTAGTAAGATGCTCAATCAATGAAGTGACAGATTCAACAGGTACTTGGATTGCAAGTAGTGGCTCATTAGGATTTTCTTCGTTGAATTTGTTTTTTCCAACAGACCATTTGATTGGAAGAGGTAAAGCAAAATTAGGCATTTGTAAAATAATTTTGAAGGACAGTTTT